ACGATTCCCATCGGCGACTGCCTGACGAGCGAACTCGCCCCACAGCTGCGGATCGGCGGCGAACGTCTTGTCGAAGTCGATGCTGATCGTCATTGCACGCAGTTCGGCGAGCGACCGGGTGGCCGCCGGTGTCGGCGGCTCTGGCAGTGGGTCGATCTTCACGAGCGTCGCGACCTTGTGGCCGACCTGCGTGTCAGTCGGTCTCCAGCCACCAGACACCTCCTGGTAGACCGTGATCAGTGCGGCCGGGTCGTCCTCGGTGGAATCAATCTTGAAGTCGGTCCCCAACACGTCGAGCGTTCCGTCGCCCATGACGTAGTCGATGCGGCCGCGAGCCCGGCCGCCGGCGGAATCCCACGAGACGAAGTCGCCTTCGGCCACCGTGCCGGGCCTAGCGCGGTCCTCGAGCGAGCGAGCCGGGACGGCCGGCGGTGCGGCCGTCCCGGCGTCGGCCACGCCCGCGAGGATCGCTGTGATCTGCTGCGGTGAGATGCTGGGGAACGACGCGGCGATGAGGGCGGCCGCCCCGTCCTTCGTCACGATGCCGGCCGGCACCTGGGAGATGATCGTGATCAGCCCCGTGATCTGAGCGCCGTTGAGCGACACGTCGGCGGCGGACGGCCCCGCGGCCTCGGGGGCCGCTGCCTGCACACCGCCCGCGGCAGCGGCCAGCCCGCCGGCGACCGCCTGGCCGTCGATGCCGCTGCCGGGCAGCTGCTGAGCCAGCACATCAGCCGCGGTCGCGTCCTGGCCGAGCGTTCCCATGTTGAGCGGCCGGTAGCGGACGTCGCCACCGTCCACGGGATTGAGCCCCTCTTCGGCGCGGATGTCGTTGGTCGAGTAGACGCCGAGATCCCAGAGCTGACGGTAGAGCGTCGCGCGGCTCGCGGAGTCCGCACGCAGCATGAATCGGGTATCGAACGCCGCCTCGTAGCGGTCGTCCTCGACGATCAGGTCGCGGGTGAACGCCGACTCGAAACGCCGCAGCCACGGCATGATCGTGTCGGTCAAGAACTCCTGCGACGCCTGCTCGAGATTCGCCGGCGGCACTTGAGCGTCGCTCTGGATCTTCGCCATCGGCACGCGCCAGAGGCGGCAGATCTCGGCGATCTGAAAACGCCGGCCCTCGAGCCACTGGCTGTCGGTGTTGCTGTTCTGCGGCAGCTCGTAGGGCTTGAGGCCGCCCGTGAGGACGGCGGTGCGGTGGGAATTTCCCACTCCGGCGTGCTTGCGGTCCCACTGATTGGCGAGCGTCTCGCGGGCCTCGGCGTTGAGGTTGCCTTCGGTCGAGAGCACGAATCCGGGCCGAGCGCCGGCCGCGAAGTACCGCGCCCCGTGCAGCTCATAGGCACGGGCCAGGGCGATCGCGTCCTTACACGTCTCGACGGGCGACAGGCCGTGGATGCCGTCCTCCGACAGGCCGCGGATCGCGAGGATCTGCTCCTGCGAGTAGACGGTCTCCATGCCGTTAGCTTCGCGGTACTTGTACCGCAGCCGGCCGTTCTCTAGCCGCTCGCTCTTCATCCGCGACGGATGGAGCACCACGAGCTGATCGACCGCCCCGGACGGGCCGGGAATGATCTCGCAGTACGCCTCGTTGTACAGGCACAGATGCAGCATCAGCTGGCAACGCCACTCGAACGACGTCTGCCAGCCGTTGGGCTGGAGATTCAGTTTCCGGTAGAGCGGCAGCTCGACGGCTCGACGCCGGCTCCCGTCAGCCATCCGCTCGAGCACGTGCAGGCTCGGCGTCGCCACCGCCTCCGCGAGCACGCGAACGCAGGCGAACACCGTCGAGACCATCAGCGCGTTGTCAGGCGTGATCCGCACGCCGGCCGACGAGCGACTGCCAGCGTCTTCGTCCCACATCCGCTCCTCGCCTGGGAGCCACAGAATCCGATGCTGCTCGGTCTTCGCGATCATAGGAAGAAGATCTCGGGTGTCCCGCTCGACTGCTGTTCGGCGCCCATCCAGCAGGCGATGCCCTCGCACGTCGCCACGATGCCGTCGATTCGCTCGGTACTGCTCGCCTTGCTCGGGTAGACGTTGCCGTGACGATCTTCAGCGACGGCACAATTCGACGCGTTCCACGCGAGCACCGGATGTCCCGCGTGCCGGGCCTTGCCGGCGAGCACGAGATTTTCAAGCGATCGCAGAGGGGCCGACATCGCGCGGCCTCCCTGTGGGTATCCGATCACATCGACGCCATCCCCTTGCAGCATATTGGCGAGCATTTGGCCGTTGAACTTGAGATCGACGGCCAGTTTTCGCACGCGATACTGATCGCAGATCTGCACGATGTCACGGTGGAGCACGGTGTAGTCGGTCACGTTGCCGTCGGTGACGCGGATGTGGCCGTCGCGGATCCACGACAGGTAGTCCACCCTGTCACGCTGGGACCGTTCCACGGCGTTCACCTCGGGAATCCAGAAGAACGGAAGGATGTCGAGCGAGTTGTCCGACGGGTCCGGGCAGACGAGCACGAGGGCGGAGAGGTCGTAGGTGCTCGCCAGGTCGAGGCCCGCGTAGACCGGCCGGTCGCCGAACTCGCGGAGCGGCTGGCCGCACGCCGCCCAGGCATCCGGCTTGAAGAATCGCGTGTCCTGCGTTGTCCAGACGTTGAGTCGATAGCGGAGAAAGGCGTTCAGCTTGGTCGGCGACTGCTCGGCCTCGCGGGCGTCCGCGGCGAACGACTCCTCGGTGATCGTCTGGCCGATCGACGGATTGGCGATCTTCCAGACGCGAGGCTCCTTCCACGAGCCGTCCGCCGCACAGTCGGTCGGGGCCGCGTAGATGCAGCCGAAGAAGTTCGGGTCGTAGGCAGGATCGGCGATGCACTTCTCGGCGTAGGTGTGCTGCTCCCAGCAGATGCTCCTGCGGTCGTAGCCGGCCGTCGTGATCGATAGGATCAGCGGCTGCCGGCGGGCCGCACCGCCGTATCGGAGTGCGTCCCACAAGCGACGATCACGCTGGGCGTGCAGCTCGTCGAAGAGGAGCATGTGGATGTTCAGACCCTCGGCCCGGAACGCGTCAGCACTCAGAACGCGGTAGAACGAGTTCGTCTTCCGATCGATGATCGTCTTTCGCGAGTCGATGACCTCGAGGCGGCGAGACAATGCCGGCGACGAGCGGACCATCGACGCCGCCTCACGGTAGATGATGCCGGCCTGTTCGCGGTCGCAGGCCGCGCCGTAGATCTCCGCGCCCGGCTCGCCGTCCGCCACCAGACCGTAGAGGGCGATGCCAGCGAGCGTCGTGGACTTGCCCTGCTTCTTCGGAAGTTCGATGTATCCGACGCGGTACTGCCGCGAGTGGTCGGATTTCACGCGGCCAAACAGATTGCCGAGGACGTGCTGCTGCCACGGCATCAGCGTGAACGCCTGACCGGCCGCCTGCCCCTTGCTGTGACGCAGGATGCTCTGGAAGAAGTCGAACACCTGGCCGGCTCGTGACTCGTCGATCTTCGCCAGGACGCCGGCGTCTTCAGCCGCTGTGATGGCGGGCGAAGAAGTCTTCGAGTTCGTCGGCGGGCTTTTCCTGCTTCGTCCCAAGTCGCACCCTCGATGACGGTGTCAGGCCGAATTCGGTCATCAGCGACGACTGCAGGCCGACGAGCCCCTTATAGAGCGAGCCGGCAGGATTCGGCTTCACGCCGCCGAGATCAGTGTGCATGACCGGTCCAGAGGAGCGGAGTTCGAGGAGGCACGCCTGTGCCGCCGCGTGCACCTCGCACAGCGTGGCGAGTGCCTCACCGTCGCCGAGCGTGAGCACCTGCATCTGAAGCAGGATCGGCACCAGCTCCTGCCACTTCGCGACCGCAAGCGGATCGGCCGACAGCCGCGTTGGCATCGACGGTGCACCTGGTGGAGCACTCGGCTGACGCTTCGGCACGCCACGGAGGGTGCCTTCGAGGATCTTGAGTTCGACCGGCTTTGGCTTGCGGCCGCGGGTTGCCACTGCTGTTTTCCTAAGCAAAAACGAACGGGCTATTTCGTCACGCACGCGAGGGTCAGCACTGTTGGTTTTCCCTAGACAGTCATTCCTCTCGCGAGGGGGTATGGCGTATTCCTGCGTTTTCCCGCGGGGTATCAACGAAATAGCAGCGTCTGCCCAGACCATGCCGCGCCTTTGCGCACATTGCACTCCCAACATGCACACCTGACATTATCCCATTCGTGACCCAAGATGCCAGCACTGAGCGGGTATGGATGGTGGTCTATTGTTGGCGACCTTGGGTGCGGGACATTCCCATTGATCACAACGCGAGGCAGCGTCTTCCTGTTGCACAAGTGGCACAAGTAGTTATCTCGCTCAAACACAAGGTGCGGCCTAATGCTTGAGTCATAAGGCACGCCAAACTTCTTGCACCTACCTTTGTGGCCTCTCTTGCCCTTTTGGCTCGGGTGCGTCTTGATGACGCAACGCCAACACATGGGCCTCGCCTTTCTGCTTTCAGCATTTCCACCAAGGAAATGCACCTTCATGTGCTTTCTGCATCGCGTGCACGCAGCATCTGCGCAATCCTTCCTCGCACACTCCAAGGAGCAATGCGGCAACTTCCAGCAGGTAGGCTTGATGCACTGCACTCCGCATAGTTTGCATGAAAGAACCTTCGGGACATGCCGAACAAAAAACGCAAACCGACTGGCAGCAATGGCAACCGGAGCTCTGGGCTGCCTCTTTATTACGCGATTCCACATCCTGCAAACGCTTCGCAGAAATGCCTTCATGTCTTTCGCTCCTGCGAGAGTCGCATGCCTTTGTGGCGACTTACTCACGTTGCTGGGACGCATTCTGGCAGCCTCTTCAATCTTGCTCCTGTCCCATGCCTGTATGCCTGCGTTTCTTGCCTCATGAAAGCAGCGCGTCGAGCAATACTTCCGGCCGTTCTTCGACGTGACATCAGAGCCGCACATCGCACACTGAGGACGAGCCTTCTTTGCCCTCGGCTTGCTGAGAGTTCCTCTCCTTGACGCTACGCTCGCCTGTATAGTCGCCTTGCGACGAACGGACTGGCATTCCTTGGAGCAGCACTTTCGTTTCCGTATCTCATCCAAGCCGACAGCGGCAAACTGCCCACCGCACACCATGCACACCTTGTGCACAGTCGGGTCTTGGTATCTCCCGGCCTTTCGCTCTTTGAATCGAGCGAGCTTGCAACACTCTGGGCAAGAAGCCCTGTCTGCGCCACGAATCGTCGTCCACGCCGACCCGCATTTTCTGCACGCCATCATCACCTCCATGTGATAGCTGGAATGTATCGCGGCCTAGTTCATCTGGCGAGACTCTGCATTCGTCTTCTTCTGATGGCACGACGCACACCGGCACGCACCGTTTGATACTTCATACCGCAAGTCAGGCCGCGACTTGACCGGGATGATGTGGTCGGCGTGGGCCTCGCCCTTGCTGCCGCACACCCGTGCGCAGTCCCGGCAGACGTAGCCGTCACGCTCGAGCACGGCTTTCCGCCAGGCCCGATGCCGCGCGTCGGTGTAGCCACGCCGGTAGGCGTTCGGCCGCGACTCCGCCCGTCGGATCCTATGGCTTCCCCTCGCAAACTGAAAGATCTCGATGCGTTGCGGCATTGGTCACCAGTGACGCTCGGAAGGAAGGCGAAGCCTAGCTCCAATCGCACCCCCGATGCTGCCTCCAACAATCACCAGGTACGACAGCGACTCGACGTACCAGCGACACGAGAGGTAGCCGTAGACAGGATCCTTCGCCATCGTTCGCTCGAGGCTCGGCACGTGAATCATGACGTCAATCTCAGTCCCGATGATCGAGACGGCCAGCCATGCACCGAGCGCGGCGCCAGCAGCTGCTCGGAGGATGGTCAGGACTAACATCACCGCACCTCCACCCCTCTCTCCTCGAGCTCATCAATCTCCCGCCGTCTCTGCCACACGGCGGCGGCGACCGGCTGCACGGCTGCCATCACGCGAGGAATCAGCGCCGACCAGTGCCATAGCAGTACGGCGGTCACGCCGCTGGTGACGATGAGGTCTAGGAGCAAAGACTTCACGAGATTCCCCACTTAGCCGATAGATAATTCCACAGGCTCGTGCGCTCGTCGGAGGTCAAGGCGCGGTTGTAGACCAAAATCTCATGGTATGTCACTTGGGTGTTGGGACTACCAAGAGAGCCGTTTGATCGACTGATGTTGAAATAGATGTCATTGTCGGCTGTATAGGCCACGTCTGCTGGCCCGCATGGCGTAGATGCGGAATACCCAGATTGTGCAAGATTCAGAGACACCGCAGAGTTGTTTGCGAACAGTTGTGCGCCCGAGTTGGCAAATATCGTAGTAATCACTTGCGCTGTGTTTGCGCCACGAGAATAGGAACTTGATCCCAAACGTCCGTTGCCTGATCCGGGATCTACAACTCCAATGACAATCGTTTCATCAGTCAGCGCGCCCGTTGAGTGAGCCAAGAAAAATCCGCGATTGCTCGGATATGAACCGGATGCAGTTCCGAAGTTGCCATATGAGAAAAATCTGCCTACCTCCGTGTTTGGTGATGTCGCATTTTGTGTTTTGGCGACAAGAACGATTGTCGTTGCCGCAAGCGTGTTGAATCCAGAAACGGTGGCGACAAAGTAATCGTCTACGCCATCGGTCTGAATACCGGGCCGTCCGTTCTGGCTATTGAGTTTCAGAAGCGGCCGCAATCCGCTGGTGGCTTGCGTAGCGTTATTTCCCAGGCCGCTAGTGTCTGTCCAGTAGCCAACTGGGTTGTCAGTTGATGCCGCAAGCGAGCCGCCGTTCGACTGATACAGCGAGACGCCGACGCTGGTGTCTAGTCGCATCAGCAGGCCGGATGTCACTGGCAACCACGGCGCGAGCGGAGTACGACGCCACAGATTGGTAGCCACGCAGTGGTACTGGTACTGCGAATCGTAGGCGATCTGCCCCACAGATCCCGTCGCCGTCTCGGACGATGGCACAGATGACCACGGTATGGATGGCGGAATAAAACGCATTACGAGAGTTCCTTCCAGCTTGCGTTGACCTTCAATTTGCTCGCCGTCCCGGCCGTGACGTAGATCGACTGCGCCTCAAGCAAGCTGACGCCCTGGCTCTTGTCCACGACGATCAGCGACGCATTCGCCGGGATGCTGACCGTGCTGCACAGCTCGTAGGCCGTGCCCGTGTTCGTCGCCGCGGTGTAGGTGGCGACGCTGACCGTCACCGCATTGACGGTGTCCGTATTCGCGATGTTGATCCCATCGACCATGAACACTTTGCCGCTTGCCGATGAGTTACTGATCAGCTGCACGGCAGCAGTCGTCGTCAGCGACGTCGCAGCGTTGTTGAAGACGATGCTCGTTGCGTTCTGGATGTTCGGATTACTCATCGCAGGAATCTCCTCAACTAGCTGAGTTCAAATGACACACCAATGCTTGATACATCGTAGAGATACGTTTTTCTGCCAAATAGGCCTACGGTGATTTGCTGGCCTGCTGTGATGACGACGGAAACACTCTTGGTTTCAAACTTATTGAAGTTCATCTGCGTCTGACCAAAGTCAACGCTACCACTCATCAATTCACCATAAGCACTGCCAGTAACTGTGAGAGTTCCTGCCACCTGTGACGTCAGAACTCCACGGAAGCCCCGATACTCGTAGAGAGACAACTTACCCAGGTTTGCATCCACATTCGCCGTGTTGTTGCCGCTGCCGATGAAGTAGGCGTTGCTGTCATTCGTCGTGACGGTCCAGTAGAGCTTCATTCGATACTCCACGCTGTCCGTCGCCGTCGAATACGCGCCCATACCGGCGGAATTGATTGCGGCAACGCGGAAGATGAGCGACGTGCCTGAACTGTAGCCTGTCACTGTCGTCGAAGTGCCGGAGACTGTCTTCTCAGTCGCGAAGCTCGCGCCGCCATTCGTGCTCGACTCAACGATGTAACTCAGCGCTCCGTTGCCATCGTCCGTCGGCGCCGTCCATGACAGCGCGATCTGATCGACACCGGACGTCGCCGTCAGGCCTGTGACCTGGCCCGGAATCGTTACCGGGGTCGGTGTGTAGACCTCTTCCCAGCTCGCGAAGACCTTGAGCTTGCTCGAAGTTCCGGCCGTGACGTAGAGCGATTGATTCTGCAGCACCGTCACGCCCTGTGCTTTTTCCAGGGCAACGAGGCTGCTGCCGGCCGGCACGCTGAAATTGGATACCAGCTCGTAGGCAGTGCCGCTGTTCGTGGCGTCCTTGTACAGTGCGAGCGTCACGGTGACTGCATTCGATGCGTCGGTATTTGCAATTGTCACGGACTGCATCAAAAAAACTTTGTTGCTGCCACCAGCGTTGCTGACGACCTGCGTCGCCGACGTCGTTGCCAGCGACAGCGCCGTGCGATTGGTGACGATGCTCGTCGCCAGCTTGCTGTTCAGACTAGGCATGAGAGACGCTCTGTGGGCGTTTAGTTATGCGGCGGCGCGTCGTGCGGCACTGCCGTGGTCTCGATCTTCGCCCTTGGCTGCAACGCGTAGAGCAGTCGTGTCTGCTCTCCAATCGCCAACGAGATTTCCTTTTGCGTGTCGCCCAACTGCTCGAGGAACTGAGTGTGAGCGTGGACGAGTGGCAGCAGCACGTCCTGGCGAAGGGTCCACCCGAACGCAATGGCGACCAGCGTCGGGAAGCCCCAACGCTCGATGATTGAGAACAGCGTCTCTTTGACGTCGTCAGACATAGTTGTCACGTCAGCTCCTGCTGCCAGCCTGCCATCAGTACCCGGTGGACGTTTCGCTCGAGCCACCAATTCACGAGCCACTGGATCGCTGCCACGGCGACCGCCTGCAGCAGGAACATCCAGATGAATCCGAACTCCTGCGGACCTTTGCCGCTCCTCGCGTGGCAGAGCCGCTCAAGCTTGCGAGCGAATGTCCGCACGTAGAGACCCTGTTCGTCAGCACCGCGGCAGGCGCTGAGGAACTCGCCCTCCCAGTGCTTCACCGCCATCGTGACCAAGGCATCGACAGACGCGCGGCCCGCGAGCCGCTTTCGCAGCGGCGGCAGCGAGTCCCACACTCGATCTCTGAGGTCGTCGAGCGTCATGCTAGCGCTTCCCTGTTCCCTTGCAGTCGGGACACGTGATCTTGATCGCTGCACCATCTCCGATCGTGCCGAGGCCGCTGCATCGTTCGCAGACGTCCGACTTCGGGGCCGGAGCCATTTCGCCACGCAGCCGAATCGTCATTGCCGCCGTCTCACAGGCGAGATCGGCGATGATGTCCGGCCTACTGCCGTCTTCGACGCATCCTGCGAACGTGAAGATCATCGGAACGAGGATCAACAGAACACGCGAGCACCTCATAGCGTCACCCCCGTCCAATCCGTGAGCGTCCGCGGTGGAAATCCTGCGTACCCGCTGAGCGCGAACGAGTCCTCGCCGGCGAGCATCGTGGTGCAGACATTCGCCTCGACCCACCCGGCACACCGCTGAAACTGTGGCGGGAGCTTGAGGTCATACGTTCCCGAGTAGCAGTCCGCCCAGCTATTCACGCACAGAAGCGCGGGTCTTGGCTTCCAGCGGATCGCCGCGAACATCATGCAATGAGACCACTGGCCCGTCGGGCTCAAGTACCCATCACGCAGCGTCATTGAGAATCCACGCATCGAGCACACTGCCACCGGATAGCCGTTTTGAATCGCCCTCGCGGCCGACTCAAAGTCCTTGACCAAGGCCACGCTCGACACCTTGTGCTTGGCCGCAAACGGCTCCAGGACGTCCGGGACGCCGTCGCGGCCCCATTCCTTCTCGCGAGTACCGCTGTTGTCGGTGAACGTCGTTCCGTTGTAGTTCTGGCCGTAGTGCAGTGTGCCGAACTTCGTGACGGCCTTCGCAGCCGCGCCGCCGTAGGAGCCGTCGCCACCCGTGTTGCGACCGCCGCGGACTTCCACGCGGCTGAATCCGTAGACGCTCGCCTCGAGGACGCGGCCGCCATAGCTTTCGGCCTCGTGCCGCAGGTGGACGTCGCAGGCGGCGAGGATGTCCACCGAGAGGCTCCAGCCCCAGCCGACGCAGCTGCCGATCTTCTGTGCGCCGCGCTTCCAGGCGGGATCGCAGGCGAGCAGATACGAGCCGAGAAACACGTCCTTCTTCTCGTCGAGGACGAGATCCGGGCCTGCCTGCGATAACGTCGGCCGCGGCAGTGACGACAGGAACGCGTCTGTGCCGGCACGATCCGGCACGTATCCGGTGAGCGGAAGGAAGTCGGCCATGATCCTAGCCCCTCCCGATGCCGGCCCACGCGATCGCCCTGCACGCGTCCGCGTAGACGCGACGCATCTCCGGCGTCACCACCTGGATCTCCATGCCGATCGAGTCGCCGAGAATCTTTTCGACAGCCTCGCGGAGGCCGGGATATTCGCCCGGCGTCTTACCGCCGAGACGCCGCCAGGCAATGTCGAGCGACAGCACCGTGAAGCCACGCAGCGACCGCGTGTCCGAGAAAATCGTCTCTGTGCCTTCCGGCGCGATGACGACGTCCGCAGCCTTCGTCCAGACGGACGCCCAGATCGCACGCTCCACGGCATTCGCGTTCGCGAGCGCCAACGCTACGCCTGCCACCTTGCCCTGCCACTCCACGCTCGGCGTCTCCACGGTGATCTGACTCGTGCTGATCGGCAGCGTAGGGACACGTGCAAACACCGCGGCGGCGACGAGCAGCAGCACCGCCGCGCCGTGCATCAACGAGCCTGCTCGGCCTCGGATGCCTTCGGCGGCGCTGGCGGCCGCAGCGCGGATTTGATCCCAGTGCGGCGCAGCAGCGAGAACAGCCGCTGCAACGAGACAGAGGGTGCGTATGATCGCGTCATGATGACTCATGTGGCGGATTCCACTTTCGCCAGACACCAGCGCACGAGCGCCTCGCCTTCGTGCGTCTTCAGGATCGCGGCCACGTGCTGCACCAGCTCGTCGTCCACCTGGGCGTCGGTCTTCGCAGCCAGCCACTCCATCGCGTCGCTGACGATCAGCGCCTTGCGATACGAGTCGGGCTCGTTGATGAATCGCTGCCCGTAGCCGATCAGCGGCGACCACGCCGAGAGGAGCTGCAGCTGCTGCCAGATGTTGAGATTCGCGCCGTACTTCTGGTATTCGTCGGCGGTTGCGGCGTAGTTGGGCGTCGTCATCGTTGGAGTCCTCCTCCCCTCAGTCTGACGCTCGCTCCTCCCCTCTTGCAGACTGCGGATTCGCCTCGCCATCCACCATCGCGTAGAGCAGATTGAAGGCATCCTCTGAAAACGCAATCGCCTCGCCCTTGGCGAACACTCTGGGGAGCTTGAATTGCTCCTCCTCGCGGACCACGCCCGTGCCGTCACAGCGGTAGATCGTCACGTACCGCCTGCCGAAGTCGATCACGATCCTCGCCATTGCCGCATCGCTCACAGGCTGTCCTCCCCATGATCACCGTCACCGGCGTCCTCCATTTCGATGTCGCTGACCTCGTGAACACGCCACATGGTCGGCTTGAGGACGTGTCGCTCGGCACGCGTCCGATCGTCCCAGAGTGCCTGGACACAGGTCACGCGGGCTGCAATCGCCGGAGCGAGCTCGAGCGAGGCCTCGCTGGCGGCGATCTCGGCGGCCGACGGTGGAGAGGCTCGTTGCGGACGGTGGCGGAGCTTCCGGTCGTGCCTGGCAGGCAGCGGTAGGACGCACCGCAGTCGGATCAGCTGATCGCGAGTCACGGTCCAGTACGTGCAGATCGCCGCGTAGCTCGAGTGACTCGACCACTGCAGCTTGAGCGTCTGGATGTCAATCCTCGACGTGTCGCCCGCCATCTGCGGCCTCCTGCGGATGCCAGAACGACACGCAGCGACTTGAAGGATTGAGCCCGAATCGCTTCCGCGTCCACTTCGCCGCGATGCTGCGATGCAGACACACGTGCTCGCAGTCCTCGCCGGTGTATGTACCGTGAAGCCAGTGCCTTGCACGATACACCGCGAGCTGACCAAACGCGGAGCGGCACTCGACAGGCGGCGACCCGACCGGCGGATGCCAGTGATGCCACCACGTTTGGTCGCGACGCTGCCAGTGATTCAGCCGGCCGGCAAAGGCGTCGTAGTGGATCGCACCGCCGGGGACGCCGGCCCATGAGTACGACGCGAGCCCGTACCAGCTCGGGTCGCGGAGCATCCGCGCCACGCTCGTCGCGACACCGTCTACGCTCCAGCCGCCCCAGGCGTCGGCATCGAAGACGATGACGAAGTCCGGCCGAGGCTGACTGCGGCGCACGAACTCCTGGCAGGCAGCGCGGTACTCCGCGAGGGCGTGCGTCCGCACTGGCT